GGACAGGGGTTGCAAGCGAGGCTTACCGACTCATTTACTCTGCCGGACGGATGTCGGATAAACAGGTCTGGGAAGAGTCGAGCAAGCTGATGGCAAACCCAAAGGTTGCCCAAAGGGTTGCCGAGATTAGGGAAGAGGTGACTGCTCCTGCTAGAAAGAGCCTGTCGATCGATAAAAAATGGGTGCTTGAGCAGCTTGTGGAAAATGTCTCGATGGCCAAGGCGGCAGAGCCAGTCCTTGACGGAGAAGGAAACCCGACCGGCGAGTACAAGCAGAACCTTGCTGCTGCCAATAAGTCGCTGGAGCTGATCGGTAAAGAGCTTGGCATGTTCGTCGACAAGAAGGAAATCCGTACCGGAGCTATCGACGACATTCCGCACGAAGACAAGATGGCTGCGCTTGAGGCTGTTCGCCAAGAGATTGCCAGGCGAAAACAGGTTCATTGATGGACTTGTCGGCGCTTTCTGTTGCTCAACTGAATGCTGTGGCCACTGAGTTGTCAGGTGCCATCGCCAAGGACAGGCTCAAGAGCTACAAGCCATACAGCAAGCAGAAAGAATTTCATGCGGCCGGGGCAGAGCATAGCGAAAGGCTGCTGATTGCCGGGAACCAGTTGGGGAAAAGCGTTGCCGGCGCTGCCGAATGGGCCATTCATTTGACTGGACGCTATCCAGACTGGTGGGAAGGCGCAGAATTCAAAAGCCCGGTAACTATGTGGGCGTCAGGCGTCACCAGCGAGGGTACGCGAGATAACCCGCAGCGGCTTCTGGTTGGTCCGCCGGCTATTGAATCTGCGTGGGGTACAGGAATGATCCCAAAGGACGCGCTTGATGGGTGGAGCAGGGCGATGGGCGTAGCAAACCTGCTTGATAGCGTGACCGTTCGATGGGGAGGGGGCGGCGACATTCAGGCCGGGACATCCATTCTCGGCTTCAAATCCTACGAAAAGGGCCGCGAGAAGTGGCAGGGTCCAACGCTTGATGGCGTCTGGTTCGATGAGGAATGCCCTTTGGACATTTACACCGAGGGCTTGACGCGCACAAACAATGGGCAGCGCGGACAGTTCGCCATCATGACCTTTACGCCGCTGCTTGGATTGTCTGATGTTGTTAGCTTGTTCCTGATGCCGGACAGCCAGAAATGACGCGCCATGTAACGACCATGACGATCTACGACGTGGATCACTACACCGACGCTCAACGGGCTCAGATCATTGCGTCGTATCCGGCGCATGAGCGCGAGGCGCGTGCCAAGGGTATTCCGACGCTCGGATCTGGCTTGATCTTCCCGGTTGTCGAGGAAGACATCATCGTTGATCCGTTCAAGATACCAGACTACTGGAAGCATATCGCCGGCCTAGACTTTGGCTGGGATCACCCGACCGGCGCTGTCAAGCTGGCCTACGACGCTGACAATGACGTGGTGTATGTGGTCGCCGATTACAGGGCCAGTGAATTGACGCCGGTATTGCACACTGCCGCACTGAAGCCATGGGGCGATTGGCTGCCGTGGGCCTGGCCGCATGACGGACTGCAGCACGATAAAGGTTCTGGCGAGCAGATTGCCGAGAACTACCGCAGCAATGGGCTCAAGATGCTACCCGAAAAGGCAACACACCCGCCTGGCCCTGGTGAAAAAGAGGGGCAGGGCGGTAATGGCGTCGAAGCTGGCGTGCTGGACATGCTGGAACGCATGCAGACCGGGCGCTGGAAGGTATTCTCGACGTGCCAATCATGGCTGGCCGAGCGCCGGCTGTATCACCGCAAAAATGGAAAGATAGTGAAGGAGCGTGACGACGTGATTTCGGCCAGTCGCTACGCCTACATGATGTTGCGCTTTGCCATCCCGAAGCGCGAGAAGATTCCAGACTGGAAAAAGGCGCTGCAGGCCCGTCACCGGGCGTCATCGCAGGCGGCGTGAATACTAGCTGACGCGGTATAACGCGGCATCATCCGCCGAGCCATGCCCCATGAACGAACAGACTGCAACCACGACCGATAAATCAAGGCTCGCCGCTGAGAATTGGGAGCGCTATCTGTACGGCTGCGCGCGCGGACACCGGGAATACACAGCGACCGCTGCGGTCCTTGAGGGCTATTACACGGGCGGGCAGTACGATCGGGACGGCCGGATGCTGCCCGGTGGACACTGGAACGAAGCTGATCTGGCCATCCTCGACGAACAGGGGCGCCCGGCTTACGAGTTCAATCAGGTCATGCCGGCAGTCAATGCGGCGCTGGGCTATCAGATCAGCAACCGGATGGACATCGCATTCAGGCCGCGCCAGGGTGACGCGACCAAGGATCTGGCCGAAGTTCGCTCGAAGGTGGCGATGCAGATCGCGGCAAATAACGACCTGCATTGGCGAGAGTCCGAGGTATTCGCTGACGGCATGATTCAGCAGCGCGGCTATTTCGAGTGCCGCATGGATTTCGACGACAACCTGCTGGGCGAACTCCGGGTGTCGGTTCCTGATCCGCTTGATGTGATTCCAGATCCGGATGCGAAGTCATATCATCCTGACGGCTGGGGCGACGTGATCGTTACCCGTTGGCTGACGGCTGACGAGATAGAGGGGCTCTACGGGATTAAGGCGCGCAAGATTGCCGAGGAAACAGGTAGCGGCCATCACGTTGCCAATGCAGATTTTAGCGATGCCGACCTCGACACGACAGAGCGCAACAAGTTTGGCGGCGAAACAGGTCGCCATGATTCGCAATTCGCAACAGCCGGGCAGACTCGCTACCGCATCATCGACCGGCAGAAATGGGTGCGTGAACGCGGCGACGTGGCTATTCATCCGAGCGGCGATATTCGCCCGCTAGGCGGCGACGAGACGCCGGACGCTATTGCTGAAATGCAGCGCAATGGCATCCTGATCACGAAGCGGACCTTCAAGCGCGTTCGCTGGACGGTCAGCACCGTCGATACGCTGTTGCATGATGGCTGGTCGCCTTACGACCGCTTCACGATCATTCCATTCTTCCCGTTCTTCCGCCGCGGCAAGACGCGCGGACTGGTCGATAACGCGATTGGCCCGCAGAAGGCGCTCGACAAGGGAATTTCGCAGGCCATCCACATCATCAACACGACGGCAAATAGCGGCTGGCAGGTTGAGCAAGACCAGCTAACCAACATGACTGCCGAGCAGCTTGAGGAATTCGGATCAAAGACCGGGCTGGTTATTGAGCGCAAAGCCGGTTCGGCACCATTGCAGAAGATACAGGCAAACGCAATGCCGCCTGGCGTCGAGAAGTTGATTGACTTGGCGGCCTACACGCTCAAGGACGTTACCGTTCCGGATGCGATGCGCGGCACGCAGGGGCCGGAGCAGTCTGGTATTGCCATTCAGAGCAAACAGCATGCGGCGCAGCAAGGGTTGGCTGTGCCGCTCGATAACCTGGCGCGCACCAGAAACATGCTGGCCCGCTGGATGGATTACGCCATTACCAAGTATTACGACAGCGAGCGCGTGTTCATGATCACCAAGACAGATCCGCGCACCGGCATTGAGGAACATGAGCCGATGCCGATTAACCAGTTCGACCCGGCGACCGGCATGTATTTCAATGACATGACCATTGGTGAATACGACATCGTAATCAGTGACCAGCCGATGCAGGTTACGTTCGAGAATTCGCAATTCACGCAGGCGATGGAGTTGCGCACGGCGGGCGTGGCGATTCCCGACAACGTGGTGATTCGCCATTCCAATCTGTCCGACAAGCACGAAATCATTCAGCAAATGGATGCTTCGAATACCCCGCCGGCCGATCCGTTGCTGGAAGCCAAGGCTAGGTTGATCGATGCGCAGGCCGAAAAGACCAAGGCAGAGACAGTCAATAAAAAGGTCGAGGCCGGATTCGGCGCTATCCAGACGGCGCAGACAATCACAGCGATTCCACAGACCGCAGCGCTGGCTGATGTGATGTTGCAGTCGTATGGATTCGAGGACGCCAATGCTGGCCCGATCATTCCCAGCGCATCGGCCCCGGTTGCTGGTGCCATGCCGGCCCAACAAGGTCAGCCCGTTGATCTTGATCCGTCACAGGTTGCCGCTATTCAGCGCCAAGACCCGGCTACTGCGCGCCAGGTGCTTGGTAGTCGACGCAATACCAATCCTTTGACCCCGCTGAATCCCGCAACTGGTATTGACGCAGGAATTGAAGGCGGGGCGTGAATGCTAACTGCACGCATAAACTCGGCGCAATCTAACCCATGGAGGCTTTTGCCAAATGAGCTTTGAAAATATCGACACGCCGGCATCGGAGGCTGAACTGTCAGGGCAGGACATCGTTGATCCGGTAGATTCGCCGACCGATCCGGTCGAGATTGAGCAGCCGGAGCCCGAGCCCGAGCCGGTAGTCAAAGCAAAAGAAGCAGAGCCGGAAGAACAGGCCGGTGAGCGCAACCCGGTAATCCCGCGTGCCAGGTTCGACGAGGTAAATACCAAGCTGCACGCCGAGCGCGAGCGGGCAGAGGCCGCAGAGCGCCAGTTGGCTGAACTCCGGCAGGTGCAGCAATCAACGCAGGCGCAGGCTGATGGCGCTGTCAATATTGACGCACTTGAGACACAGTTCTTTGATGCCATGATGGAAGGCGACAAGGATACAGCCGTCAAGTTGCGCGCCCAGATCAATGCCGAATTGTCGTCGCGCGCCGAAGCTGCTGCGACGGAACGCATGTCGCGCCAGATGACAGAGCGCGAAGCAACGAAGGCGCTGCAGGACACTGGCGCAAAGCTGATTTCGGCGTACCCGTTCCTTGATCATTTATCGCCAAATGCGAACGCCGAGGCGATCAACGATGTTGTTGAGTGGCGTGATTTCTACGCAGCCAAGGGCGACCCGATTCATGTTGCTCTGGAAAAGGCTGTTGCCAAGGTTGGGCCGATCTATTCCGATGCCGCGCCCGTGGTGACGCCGACAGATACGCGCAAACAAGCAGCATTGGCCCGTAACGCTGCCGATGCCGCGGCGCAGCCGCCAGCAAATGTCGCAGGGGTGGGTAATCGCGCCGCGCCGCAGAAGCCGAAAGTTGAGACCCAGCAGGATTGGGAAAAGCTGTCCGATGCAGATCGAGAGTCGATGCTGCAATAGTTTGACGGAGGCCGGAGACCCGCCGGCCAGTTTCAAAGGTTCGCCAGATAACCTCAATGGCCGCAGCGGTGAGCGAGACACTGATTCCGCCAACGGGGCGGGCGGAAAAGGCCCCCGGTTCTCAGACCGTCATTCTGTGACTTCCGCGTGTGCGAGGCGGTATTCGCGCCGGGAGTTGGCCCGTAAGCCAACGAAAGCAGTCATTTCGTTAATTTATGGAGGCCAACATGGCTTATACCGCTCTGGGCGCTTTGCAGCCCGACCAGAAAAAGGCGTGGGTAAAGGAATCGATCCGCGTTTTCCGTGAAAATTTCTTCTTCAACAAGTTTCTTGGCACTACCGAGAACTCCATCGTTCAGCACGTTACCGAGCTGAAGCGCACCGAGAAGGGCGACCGCGCCATGATTGGCCTGGTGGCTGATCTGCAGGGTACTGGCGTCGTCGGCGACAACGACATCAACGGTCGCTACGAAGCGCTTGAATCGTCTTGGGTCGAGATTCACACCGACCAACTGCGAAATGGCGTCAAGTCAAAGGGCCGCGTCGATGATCAGCGTTCGGTCTTCGACTTCCGCAAGGAAGCCCGTGACAAACTGGCCTTCTGGCGTGCCAATATCACCGAAGAACTGATGATTCTGACCGCCTCTGGCGTGGCTTATGGCGCGACGACCAACAACGCCCAGCGCGCAGTCGGCGCTCAGGACTCTTTGCTTGACCTCGATTTCGCCGCCGACGTTACCGCGCCGACCTCGAATCGCTGGTTCCGCTTCGACGGCACCAATCTGCAGGCCGGCGACACGACCCAGGTAACGACTGGCCACGTTCCGAAGTACGGCATGATCGTTGATCTGATGGCCGAGGCCCGTACCCGTGGCGTCAAGCCGTTGCGCATCGGCGGCAAGGAGCATTACGTCTATCTGTGCCATCCGAAGACCTTCGCCCGTCTGAAGAAGGATGCCGATTTCCGCGATGCCATCATCAATGCTGGCGAGCGCGGCGCGAACAATCCGATCTTCTCTGGCGCGACCGTAACCATGGACGGCCTGATCATTCACACCAACAACCGTGTTTTCAACACGGCAGGCGGCGCGTCCGGGCAAGCCACCTATGGCAAGTGGGGCGCCGGCAACGCCATCGAAGGCACCCGTTCCCTGTTGATGGGCTGCCAGGCGCTGGCTTATGCCGACATCTGGGGTGACGCAGACTGGTACGAAGGCGATGACGACGACGGTGCCAAGAAGAAGATCACCATCGGTATGTACGCCGGTCTTCGCAAGCCGAAATTCATCTCTCGTCTCGATGCCAATACCACGCAGGACTTTGGCGTGATGGCGCTTGACCTGACCCTGTAATTCACAAGGGGCCGGGCATCTCGGCCCCGTTTGGAGATAAACCAAATGGCTATTACCAAAGACTTCAACCGCCAATGCGTGATGTCGGCCTTGCTGACTATCAACTTCGGCGATCTGGCCGGCTTGTCTGGCACTGACGTTGGCGCGGTTTCGTTGCCGCCGAATGCGATCGTAACCGGCGGCGCCGTGGTCGTGAAGACCGCCTTCAACTCAGCAACCTCTGACGTGATCGACGTTGGCGACTCGGTTTCCCAGAACCGCTACCTTAACGACGGCAACATCCACGCAACCGGCGTGGTCGCCCTGGTGCCGACCGGCTATGTCCATGCCGGCGGCGACCTGACCGTTCGTTGGGTTGGTGTTGGCGCAGTTCCTACCACTGGCCAGCTTCAGTTGCGCGTCGACTACATCCAAGTTGGCCGTTCTGAATACACGCAGGACTAATTAGTAACTAACCGGGGGCTTCGGCTCCCGGTGCCAATTTAGAGGGGTAAATCATGCAACTGAAATCGCCTACCGTTGAGCCGTTATGCGTCTCGTTGACCAATGGCACCGGCCTGCGCATCGGGCCTGATGGCCGCGACGTTCCCAAGGAATTCATCAAGGAAGCATTCGCTGCTGGCGCTATCCCGTGCGACATGAGCGCCGATCAGGTTGGCGAGAATATCGCGCCGAAAACTTCCGATGAGCAGCAAGAAATTCTGATTTCCGGAATCAAGAAGATGCTTGTCGAGAACGCCGATGACTTTACCGGCGCCGGGCTGCCGAATCGCAAGGTTCTTTCCGGCATCGTCGGATGGAATGTCAGCGTTCAGGAATTGTCGGCCGCATGGGCTATTGTTCAAGCCGAGGTTGAGCAGCAATGAAGCTCAAAGCCATTCGTCAAGAAGCGCGTTTTCGTCTTGATGACGAAGTGCGCCCATATTTCTGGAAAGACGAATGGCTTGATGCAGCGATCAATGAAGCCGAGCGCGAGGCTTGTATTCGCGCCAGGCTGATCGAGGACAATTCGAGCAATGTGACTAGCATTGACATTGTGACGACTGAAAAGCGCTACGAGTTGTCGCCGCTGATCATTGATGTTCTGGCTATTGAAATGGCCAGTCGGCCGGGTTGCAACATCGCCGGATGGACGCTGACCGAATCGGAACTGGTGCTGGATAACTACCCGTCGTCGAGCGACACGCTGCTGCTGACAGTTGTTCGCCTGCCGCTGTCGGATATGTGCGATGACAACGCCCAGCCGGAGATTCGCGACCATCACCACGAAAAGCTGATTGATTGGGTCGAGTACCGTGCCTACATGGTGCAGGACGCCGATTCATTCAACCCGGTCAAGGCTCAAGAATACGAGGCCGCATTCGAGCGATCGTTCGGTCGCCGTCCAGATGCAGGCGTTCAGCGCAAGCAGCGCAAAAAGACGGGCCGCGTGGTCCGGATGAATCCATTCTAAGGGGCCGACATGGACGCGCAAATCTTCCAGATCGACGAACAGCGCCGCCAGCGCAGCACGGCGATGGCTTTCCCGGTTCCGGCTGATCTGATCACTGCCACCCGTAGCGCCGCGGAGTTCTTTGCCTGGTACGCCGGGGCGATGCTGACTATCCATGTGGCCTTGGTGCGGTCTGCAATCGCCGCCATGCAGAACAGTTTCCAAATCGAGGCCAGCAATCATGAATAAATCCCTGCCGCGAGGCATCCGTTTAGATAGATCGCCATCTGGTGGAGTTGGTGATGCGGCATACCTGCGCAACAGAAATTCCGTACTCAGATGCGAGCCTTCTTTGTATGCCGCGCGGCCCACTCTTGGCTCGCTCTCTTATATCCACGGCCTGTTCCTTAGAAATTTTTGCGGTGATGCATTTCTCACCGTTTTGCATCGTTCCGTGATTGTTCATATCAAGCTGGTTATCTCTGTGTGTCGCCCACCTAAGGTTTTCGATGGAGTTATTTCGAGGGTTTCCGTCGTTATGCGCCACGTCGGTAAGTGTCTTGTCGACAGGAAACCCAAGAAAGGCAATCGCAACCAGTCTATGGGCCATCCTTCGACACGGCTTACCAATTTCATCTCGGAGTATGTAAGCCGTGTATCCGAAGCCTGTTTCAGAGCCCTTAATCAAAATAGGGGTTTGCCGCCATCCAAGAGTCTCGTCAGGATTTCTCCACGATCTGGCTTTCTTTCGCCAAGAGCGAACCTCTCCGCGCTGATTGATTTCGTATTGGTCAAATCCTGGAATAGTTTTCCACGTGTCCATTTTTAGATATGTAGGAGGTTGAAATGAATAAGAAATTACCACGTGGAATCACGAATTGCAACCCTGGCAACATCGAGCGCGGCAAAGACCGATGGCTTGGCATGTCGGCCGATCAGTCGACAGACGCCCGCTTTCTCGTCTTCGACAAGCCCGAGTCCGGCATCCGGGCCTTGATGCGCTTGCTGATCAATTACCAAGAGCGCCACGACATCAAGACGCTGCGCGCGGCGATCAACCGCTGGGCGCCTACCGCTGAGAACAATTCAGCGGCCTACGTGCAGCATGTCTCCCGCCTGACTGGCCTGGACCCTGACGAGCCGATTGATTTCCTCGACGAGTACATCTGCACGGCCGTCGCCAAGGCGATTGTCCGCCATGAGAACGGCGATCCGCGTGCCTTTGGCGCTCCCGAGAACTGGTATGCCGAGGATGTCTATCAGCGTTCCGCCGTGATGGCTGGCTTTGATCCGGCGACCAAGCCGCTGACGCAATCGCGCACCGTGGCCGGGGCGGTGATTGCCGCGGCTGGCACGGTCGGCACCATCGCTGCCTCTCAGTCCTCCGGACTGCCGGTGACAGCCGACGACGTGAATACCGTTGTTCAGGTCATCGGCCCGCTGCTCGGCACATCGGTCATGGCGGTTCTTTCCCCGGTGGCTTCCATTGTCGGCATCGGCCTGACGCTCTACGCGCGCTGGGATGACGCCAAGCGCAAGATTCGGTAGGGGTCGCGCCATGAGCTTCGATGTAAAAGCGGACATCATGAAGGCCATCAACGGGACTGATGACCCGGCGATGCGTACCGTATTCATGCTGATGCTCGGCCTGTTCGAGTCGTTCAACGAGAAGCTGGACAAGGTTATCGGCGATGAAAAGGCGATGCGCGAAGCGGTGCTGAACGGCCATGAGCCGGTGCACCACTCGCATCATGAATGGATTGACCGCCAAATCAAGCGCGAAAATGAGTTTGAAAAGCATCATGAATGGGTCGATAGGCGCATCAAGCGCGACCCGGAGATTGACGCAATTGTCGCCTGGGCAACGGCGGCAAAAAAACGCGAGGAGGACAACGAGAAGAGCGGACGCAAGATCCGCGATGGCTTGATTGAAAAGGTGCTTTGGTCGGCGCTGGCGGGTGCCGTCATGTTTGTTCTTGGTCGTGGCGGTGTGTGATGGCTGAGATGAAAGAACGGGTCATCAAGCGCGGAAAGACGTTCTCCCTGATTGTCCGCTGGGAGAATGCGGACCTTATTGTTCGCAAGCCGATCACTGCAATTTCGCTTGCCTTTGGTGCGCCTCGCCTGACTGTCGCCGGGCATGGGGCCCCGGCAGGATGGCGGGCCGCTGTGAATCGTGTCAACGGGATGAAGCAGATAAATTCCGCCAGCATTCCGCCTAATGAAGATGACTACCACGCGGTCACGGTCATTGATTCAAACACGATTGAGTTCAACGAAATCGATCCTGTTGATGATAACGGCAAAGAGTGGCCGGCTTATACCGATGGCGGCTTTCTCCAGTACAACGCGCCGGTTGATCTGGCCGGCTACACAGCGCGCCTTAGCATCTGTGATCGACCGGCAAAAAAGGGCGAGAAAACGGCGCATCTGTGGCAGGCATCAACGGCCTACGCCGCTGGCCAGTTCATTGTTCTTGCCGACTTGGAGACCGTCCTTGTTTGCTCGGTATCCGGTACGTCCGGTTCTGTTCAGCCGACATCGCCAGGCGTCGATGGCTCCGTGACCTGGGCTGCAGCAACGGCGTTTTCTGGTCCGAAAGAATACTGGCGGATGACCGACGCGGACGGCATTGCTATCGACAACGCCAACAAGACCACAACGATCACGGTTGAGGCTTCTGAATCGGAATCCTTTTCATGGACGGTCGGCGTATGGGAGCTTGAGATGGTCAGCCCGACCAACAAGGTTACGAGAACCCTGTTCGAGAGGGTCAGGATCAGCGAAGAGGTGACGACGTGAACGATGAGCAGCGGATAACAATCAAGCAGTTGCGGGACTACTGCGATGCGCATATTGCCACCGGTCACGGCGAAGCATTTGCGGCCTTTGACCGACGCGGCCTGCAATTCCTCACCGACAAGACCGACGTGTATGTTGGCCTTCCGCCTGACGGGAAAACGCATGACGACGAGCGTGTTTTCCTGCGGCCGGTGTTCTGAGGGGGTTTGCCATGCCTAACTACGCCGTCCAGAACCGCGCCACCGGCGAAATCGTCCATGCCTATACGGCAGATCAGCCATCGCATGAAGACGTTTATCCGTTCGACACCTACAACCACATTCCGCAACCAGTGGTGATTGAGCCGGTTGTTCGCGAAGTGTCTGGCGTGTCGTACCTGCGCCGATTTACCCAACCCGAGCGCATTGCCATCCGCGCCGCTGCCGCGCAAAGCCCGGTGCTTGACGATTACCTGCGCCTGCTCGACATCACCATCGCCCAGGGCGGCATTGTCAATCTGGACGACGAGGATACCGTCACGGCCGTCAACATGCTGGAGCAAGTTGGCTTGCTCGCCACGGGTCGCGCTGCGGAGATTTTGGCCTAAATGGCAACGAAACACTCCCTGATTTGTTGGGGCGGGCACTTGGGCAAAACCGTGTCGATCTCAGCAACAACCGATCTGGTGACACTCACAAATCACGGTCTGCGCAACGGTAAAAAGTTGTGGCCTAGCGGCACACTTCCCGCTGAACTGAGCGTGCTTGTCCCAGTGTATGCCAGATGGACAGCAACCAATACGTTCTCGTTGCACCCTACAAGTGCTGATGCTATCGCTAACACAAACAAGATACTTTTCGCTGGTAGCTCAACCTATTCCGCTGTTGTCTTCAAGGCAGAGGCTATCGCAAATCCGGCCAGCTATTTTGCTTTTGCTGGATTGTCTGACTTGTCGCGCTGGTATGACGATGACCTTGACGTGTACAGAATCTACGACGGTCGGGTGTCTTGGAATACAGCACGCGCGGCGGCATCGACTGTGTTCGACACTGAGGTAGTTGAGTTCGGCGATGACTTCGACGACATCGTTGCAGCATCTTTCTCGCTGACCATCCCTTGCGCGGCCGTCGTCATGACCTCGCTTGTCAATGGCGTCCGTGGCGCAGGCTGGCACAACATGACCAAAGGCGCCGGTTACGCGGCGGTGGCGCCGAACGGCGGCTACACGGCTCTTTCC